CTGCTGCCAGATTCATGGAATCAGCAAGCATATCTGCCGCTTCTTTTGCATTCCAGCCCTGTCTTGCAAAGTTCACAAGCGCCTCAGAGCCTTCCTGCATCGTAAATATTGAATTCGCCGCCGCATCTCCCAGAGCTTTCGAAAGATCCGCTGTTGCATAAGCTGTATCTCCCATGGTCGCTTTTACAAGCTGTAAGTTTTTATCTACATCTGAAAAATTCTTATAAGATGCGGCACCCATAGCCGCTATCGGAAGGGTAACTGCTGCCGTTAATTGATCTCCGACATGTGAGATGCTTTTTCCGGCGTTCTCTATGCCTTTCCATGCCTTCTCAGCTTTCTTTGTTCCTGCTGTCAAAGTCTGCATGGTCTTGTTAAATCCCGCTGTAAAGTCGTCAATGAGATTGAATCTCACATCAACCTGTCTCTTCCCCATTCAGTCCCTCCTTTCCTGCGAATTTATAAATTGTGCTTATCTAATTGCCGATTGATTGATTTCTCAATCATCTCCGGATATTTCGATTCATATTCTTCTCTTGTCCGTTCTGCATAATGCTTTCCCGGAACCCATCCGCCTGTGTAATGACCATGGAAGTCATACTTATCATGACCATTCTCAACCAGATGGAAATGTGGTGCTTTGTTCCTGCTCGTTACGAAATGGCTGTTGCCTTCTTTGGCTCCCTCTACTTTCCATCGAGTAAGGCTTTCCTTGCCCGATGTCTTGTAATTGCCTGGATATTTAGCATTAACATCCTCATTGAAGCTCTCAGCGATTTCGAAAAGAGCATTTGATGCTTCTTCCGGATACTGCTCTATCATTGCTTTCATATCAGCCGCAAGTTCGTCTACTCCGGTTATCTCAAGTCGGGTCATTTATTCATATCCTCCTTCATCTCCTCGTAGTGCCTGGCTTCTTCCTGGATAAAGGCTCTGATCACTATCTTATCCGTTTCGTGCGCATCAAAATAAACTGACGGAGGCCAGTCGTGATTACAGAAAAGGTAATACATCGCTTGAAAGTCTCCGTCAGTATCAATTAGTTTTTTACTTCTTCCTCAAGCTCTTCATCGTCCTCGATGAAACCTGATAACTTTGCCACCTCATTAAAGACACTTGTGAGTTCTCCACCTGGAAAGAGTATCTGCGCAAGATCTACCGGTGATGCTGCTCCGAAATGCTTCTGGAGCTCCGCATCTTTCAGAGACGGTTCTGTCACTCCCTCAACAACGATAAGAGACTGAGCCTTGAACATCTTTGACATATCAAGGTCATTCTTCTTGTTTCTCGCTGTAGCAAGGAGATCCATGTACTGATTTCCGGATAATGCCTTTATGGTGATATAACTGTCCTCGCCAAGAAGGTTTGACAGATGCACCGCCTTAACCTCCTTGCTAGGTACTTCCATGACCTTGTCGCGGTCGAGCTTCATTAATGTCTGAATTGATAACTTTGCCATTTATTTACGCCTCCTGATGGTTAATTACGCCTTGATGAGATCGAGGAAATCCCAATCCTCGAATGTGAAGTTGTATGATTCCTCTGTGTTCTTACCGTTCTCCCAGTCCATGAGATTGATCTTGTCAATCTTGCAATCGTAGAGAACTACTCTCTCTGCTCCGAGAGCATCCGGATCATCAAGCTTCATGATGATCTTAAATGATGGTGTTCTGCCGGTCTTCACCTGATCAGATACCTTCTTAGCGATATTTGTGCGGACATGGTGGAGCTTAAGGCTTCCCTTGCCCTCTGCCTTTGTAAGCTTCTTTCCGGCGATAAGCTTACGCGCCATACTCACATCGGAATAAGTGAGGTCTACGGTTGCCTTTCCTGACTCGATCTCTCCGAGATAATCGTCATCGAACCATACTTCTCCCCATGTTCCGTTAATAGTCTGATTTGATATAAACTTCCTCATACTGCCTCCTTATCCTTACACGTAAATCTTGATAGATACGTCCTCGATAGCGTCCAGGAGTGTTACATTGGACTTGAGGAATACATGAGAATCTGTGTTCGCTACCTTTACCTGGTCATCTGTGAGGTCGTTAGGATCGATTTCTTCGCCGTCGATCACAACCTTCTTGCCCTTGCTGATAAGGTATGCTCTCTGATCATCAATATCTATCTCGCATGTACCCGCTTCGATGATGCCATCATTTGCAAGCTGCATAAAATAGCCGTTGATAGCTGTGATGAGAAGACACTTGTTATCATAGCTATTGGCGTACTTGCCAATGTAATCATCCTCGATGGTCTTCTGGATATCTGTCTTGATCATATCCATGTCCTCAACGAGTTTGATCTTCTTGAAGCTGTCACCCTTTGTATCTGTTGTGGTAGTGAGTGATGTGATAGCTCTGTCGAGCTTAACCTTCTCACCATCCCAGAATGCAATGAGCTTTCCTGCTGCGATTGCAGTGTCTCTCTCATCCTTTGTGAGTCTCTCAACGTCGTCAAAGTCCTTAAGAGGTGCGTATGTTGCAGATATGGTGGAACCTGTTCCTGCAAGGAGTCCTGCAATGCGAGGGCAAGCCTCTTCCGGTGTGACCTCTGTCCTTGTTGAGTCTGAAACTGTATAAAGTGATACAGCCCAGTTAATGATTCCCTCAGTGTCTGCTGAGTTTGCATCAGGAAGGACAGCCTTTACCATGTTGGCGTTGTTGTTGCGCTGTGACTTTACCCATGAGACTACATCCGAAGTCTTTTCGTCTGTGTCTACGGTAGGGATTGCAAGCCACTGGAACTTTGCTGTCTCAAGATAGGCGAACATGGCTGTGTACTTCTCAGCTTCATCTTCCGCTGTGTCTCCGGAAGCCTTAACAGGCATGGTATATACAAGCACCTTGAGAGGTGATGTAGTATAGCCCTTAAGAGCGTCCTTGATGTACTTCTGGTTAGCCGCAGAGTATGTAGTCGGAACTTCTGACACATCTCTGATTGTGCGCTTATCAGGAGTTGTTGTGATGCTTGCGTCTCTCAAAACGAGCATCACTATGCCTCTGTCACCTCTTGTGATGGCAGATGCCGCTTTTTCGATAAAAGCAACTGTAATGCTTGGCGATGTTAATGTTGCCATTTAGTTATCTCCTTTCACGGTTATCTCATTTGTTACGTGTTCGATCAGATCTCCCTCTATATACTCGGTGGACTCATACCAATCGAGCCGGAAGCCTATCTGAAGGACATTGTTATTGGTCCCTACATAGTCATGATCGTAATCAAGTACTAGAAGCTTCCTTCCGCTTATCTTGATAGTCATGCCCAGCAGTTCCCATATCTCCTGCACCTTAGTCAGATTGTCCACGTCATCGTGTACCTTGGAGTTGTAGGTGATCTTCACACTGCATGAGTTATGAAACATATTTTTTGATTCCCGAATGATTCTTCCAGGAACCAGTTCTACAAAAAAATACGGAGGTACAGCCTTATCGACCGTTTCCCTTCCGTATCTTTTTATCTCTTTATATTTGGTTTTCAGCAGTGCATTCACTGCTGCTATAACATCCGTATAGGTGATCATGCTGTCTCACCTCCATCTTCATCAGCGCCTGCTGCCGGTTTTATTTCATCTTCGGTCTCTGCCGGAGCACCTGCTGTTTCCTCTTTGGCTTCCTTTACCGCATGATCTACGGATTCTGTGCAGAGCAGTTCCAGGATGTAATCATCCTCTAGAGGGTTAGATATCGCATTTATCTGGAACTGCCTGTTCCGGAACACTATCACGTCTTTTGTGGTCACATCAGTATGCCTTATTGTGATCTTGAAGCTCTGTTCGTTAGTGTTCTTGTAATATTCAAGCTGTTCCTTGCCCCTGAGAGGCCTTATCTCCGCCCATGTGCTCTTTAGAGGGTTAAGGACGTTCACGGTGTTGCCCATGACATCCTCTGTGTCCTGATAGCGCATGATAGTGACCTTGTGCTTGAGTCTTCCGGGATTTATCCCTTTTACCATGCTCATGAACCTTCCTCCTGAGATAATTCATATTCCAGCTTCAGCTGAAGGATGATCGTCTGATAGGTGTAACTCTGCCGAAGCTTCAACTGCTGCTCCGACTGCGTCAGCTCCCGGTGATCATACAAATCCTGTGTTATTGCGCAGAGCAGCATATACGCCTTGCTGCTCTCCGAGTCGTAGGTTCCGACCGCACCCACAATGTAGTCTAAGGCGGCTGTCGCACAGTTAGTTACCTGCTCATCATCGTCGCCAAGATCCACACGCAGATAACTGCAGATATCCGGGAGTTTCTCGGCAACGAGTGCCATTCTTTCCGCTTTTGTCATGCCGCCTTACCTCCTTATCCTTCTCCCGGTGTCTCGGAAACCGACTGAGCTGCGAGGAACTCGGTAATCACTGCCGACTTCTCGGTCTCAGTGATCGTGTATCCCTTTGCCTCGGCTATCATCAAAATTTCGTCAACGGTAAGAGCTGTAAGCTCTTCCTCGGAGTACTCTCCATCGCTGTTTGCATCGGCTGTCTCTAACAACTGCTGTAAGAGGATCTCATCTATGATGTCCGCTTTGGTCCTTTTTGTAACTGTATAACCCTTTTCCGCTGCGAATGCCTTTAACTGGGTTATGGTCAAGGCTTCAAGTTCTGACTCGGAAAAGATCCCGTCCGAGTCAGTGTCAATTTCCGCAGCGGTCATCATTCCCCCTGTGTGAGGGTAAGTGTACCGTAAACAAGTGCAGCATCATCCTTGACCTTGCAATCAAGTCGATCCAGTGCGCGGAATACAGTCATATCCTGCTCGAAAGCGTTAATCTGATTATTTCCGGTTCCAACCGTTGCATCAGTAGACTGCTTGATGCTCATACGCTGTCTGTCGAAGATCTTACAGAACTCTTTGAGTGCACCGATGAAGAAAGGCACTGCCACGGATGTCACAACATCCTCCTCTGTGGTAACCACTGACGCAAGGATCTCATTTGGAATAACCACTACAGGAATCCTTGATGCGCCTACAGCAAGCTCGTACTTGATAGGGCTTGACTGATCTCTGTTCGGCTTTAACAGATACTCATTTGAACCGGAAGATACCTTAAGCTTATCAAGCCAGTTGAGACCGTCATCGTTTGTGACAATGGATACGAGTCCAGCAAACTTAGATCCAAGTGTCACATTTACAGCATCCTTGAAGTCATCGATTCCTGTTATTGCAACAGTATGTGTTGCAGTTTTCATTTTAGCGATGACAAGGTTGTTTCTTGTGGCAACATCTTCCTCACCGAGCCAGTTTGTGAGCTCTGCAACGATGTTCGCATCTGA